TTGATCTTTTTGACCAGCTGTCTTTTGTCCCAGAACGCTTCATCTTCCTCAGATGTTGCGGTTTTCTTCTTAGCTTGCATTTCCTTACGTTCAGCATACCATCTCTCCAGCAGTCCAGGGATAATACCCTTGACATCATATTTAAATATTGTGCCATTGGCACTTAAGGTCCACGGCTGGCGACTGTCAAATATCAAGCGCCATACATCTGCCGCACTCATCACATCCGATCCACCAGCTTCCCAGTCCACGGTGATCTCAGTACCTGGCTCCATGTTCATTACTGCCTGATACTCCAATGTACCAAACATGTTTTCCCATGCATCAGCAAAACTGCTTCCACTAGTCATCTTTTCTTGGATGTAGTGGTCAGTCATTACTGTTCTTAACTGACCAACAACCGTTTCTGGTCCCATGTTAAGAGCACGGATTGCCGACGGGTAGAGACTGTTAAGGTCAATTGCCCCGATGTATTCGTGCATGCCCTTTTTGGGGTAAGCAACATAGGCACCTGCTGCTTGTGTGTCACCTTGATCATCTCTTGCTCTCCGGTTAGGTACTACTAGCCCACGACTGTGAGCTTCATTGATAATAGCTTGTTCTGTCACAGCCACAGCACCCATGGTGGTTTGTAGTAGTACAGTATTATCGTGTGCCAGTTCATTGGCCAAGTCTAGGAAGCGTAGTTTCTTATCCAGCTTGGCAAGAATCATTGTGTCTTGGCGATTGTAGTCAATGAACTTGGGAAAGTCTTTGTTGTATAGTTGATCTAATGTGCCTTCGTACTGTGTCTTGCGTTCACCCAGTTCGTATTCGGCAATGGCATCTAGGCTATAACTATGACGTTCTTCATAAGTGTACTTGCGATACAGTTGCATGTAATCTAAATGAACACGACCCAATAGGTCAAATGTCAAGTTCTCTGCACCAAAGCGTTCAAACACACGTTGCTTGGGCAGTTGTCCCCACAGGCATAGTCTACGTGTGTCATCCTTGCTCAGTACTCTAGTGATACGCATGGTGGTGTAGGGAATATCAAAGCCCTCACTGTTCCACCCCGATAGGATATCTGCATCTTCAATCAAGTCAAGGAATGTGTTCAGCATGTCCTCTTCTCGTTCAAACAAGAAGCAGTTGTCGTATTGGTTGCAAATCTCCTGTGCGGTTTCCCACGAATAACTCTTGGGCGGAACCACCAGCGTGACCATTTTGTCCATCCAGTCCATGTAGACTGAAATAGCAGTGATAGCATTAAAGGGATCTTCGGGTTTTGAATAGCCTCTCAGTGGATCAAAGTCCACCTCAATATCAAAAAAGGCTGTTTGTAGTTTGGGCGAGTCTACGCCTAGGTAGTTTTCTTCAAGGCAACGGAAGATGGGATTGATATCACTTTCCCACAAGCGTTTATTGCCATTGACTCGTTGTTCTTTGTGGAACTCTTTGCCGTTGCGTGTGGCAAAGCGTGTGACAGGTGTGTCAAAGATTGTGCGGAATTTACCTCTGGGATCATCGTAATAGAACACATAGTTGGCCGGATACTCGCGATAAACACGTTCTCCATTCACACGTTCTACCACGTGTATGCGATCTTTGTCGCGATCAAACAATGCATCTATATAACTCATAACTCTCCAATGTGTGTTGCTTTGAGCCAACACTTGCTCTACATGCTGATTAAGTCAGCGACCCTACAAATATTTACTCCTAGTAGTATAGCAGTTAAATATTTGTATGTCAAACGTAATTTCTTTTGGTGCCAGTATTACATATGGTTCTGAACTGCCTGATCAAACACATACCTGGTCAAGTATTATAGCACGTAATCTAGGATTAGACTACCTGTGTTTAGCCAAACCAGCGTCTGCAAACAGTGGCATAGCCAGAACAATAATGAGCTATGAGGATTACAAAGATGATTTAATTTTGGTTATGTGGACTAGCAGTACAAGATATGAGTTTAGAACAGGATCAGATTGGGAACATATCAGTCCGTGGTCGGATCAAACTGGATTTGTACAACATTGGTATCGCGGACCAGGGCAGTACGAATATACCGAAGTTGTAACTACCTTAAAAGAAATTTTGCTTGCGACCAGCTTCTTAAAGAAAACGGGTCAAAAGTTTTTATTTGTGTTTGACAATGATGAGCTCAGAACAAGTCATACCTGGAGTTTGGATGATCCTTATATTCGAACACTAACTGCGATGTTGCCATGGGATAACATATTATGGTTTGAAGATACAGGATTCTTAAACTGGAGCCGGGATAAACAATACAGTTTTGTTAACTCGCACCCTGGGACAGATGCTCACCTAGCAGCGGCCAATTATATATTGGCCAATCGATCCTTTAATGTATCAAAAACCAGTTGATTGCCAGTGGTACTATAGTGATTGGCATTACCTGGCTCCAGTTGTGCAACGCCCTCAAAATTTAATAATTCAGGAAATTGCCACAACCCTTCCCAGGTACTGTGGGTAATATGTATTACTTTGTTAATGTTGGTTGCTAAATCAATGTCTTTACAAATTTGTGTATGCACATACCTGGCATAATCTAAATCATAACACTTTTCAAAGTATTCAATCATGAATTTTAATTTGTGTGCCCTGCAATCCTCGTAGATAAAATCACTGTTATAATGTAATTTATCTTTACCATGAACTGGGTGAAAGTTTGTGTGTATACGATACGGGCTGGTGTGGCTAACTATAATGGCATCATAGTCTGCAAGTGCGTGTGATGTTAACTGTTTTAAAATTTTGTATTCACCACATCCAGCTTCTGCCGCATTTGTGACAGTATGTATGTCAGCTAACATATTAGGCCAACCCTGCATTGTAGGATATTTAATTGACCAATCAGCAGCAAAACTGTCACCGGCAATGAATATTTTCATTATGCTAGTATCCTTGTAAGAGCAATATCAAACGAAATTGCCCGTCGTGTGCCAACAAACTGGCATTTTGGAACCGAATGTCTAATATGACTGGGCCATATTAAAAGCATGCCTGCTGTGGGATTTATGGTTTGAATTTTGGTATCATTGTGAAATTGTATAGGTCCAGATCCCGCAGGAATTTCTACATAGTAAGTACCGCTGAAGTGGCACTCATCATGCCGGTGCGGAGCATGACACAACTCAGTGGTCATGGCAAACGGCCAGATGCCAATCAGCACCGACCGTTGGGAAAAATTATTGTATTGTTGTTGTAAAAATATATTGACGTGGGTGTTGATAAAATTTATAAATGGAATAGTTTGATACAATTGATCTATTTGATCAATGTTGTTGGCATTTCTTAAACTGCGTAATTCATTGGTCCAATTTAAATCTGCTGAACCATCAAACCAAGATTGTGCATAGTTTACAAAATCTTGATCTTGATGTTCGTACACCCAATCAGCAAATACTTGATGTAACATTGATCAAGTAGTTTTAATAATAAATCTAATTAGCCCAATGGCATCTATAAAAATAAGAAATGCATAGTTGGCCAGTAGACCAAAACTGCCTCGTGTCCAGCAAGTCCAAGCTGCTGCCGCACAACCTGCAATAAAAATACTGTAAAGTGGAACTACAGGAATTTCTGGAACACTGACAGCAAAGATAATGGCACTGATCACGCTACAGGCCCAACTAAAAACTTCAGCACAAAAACGCAAAGGCCACTCGCGGTAGTCTTTTTTTATGTACCCCCAGGTAGCGTAGATCCAGTCGCCGAACGGAAACATTAAAGTGTTTTGCCCACAGTTTCAAGAATTGTGTTCAATTCTTCGTGATCGTTGTTGGTTTCACCTAGTTTGGATTTCTGGGCAATCTTGATAGCTTTCTTCAGGATAGCTGGCTTGATTTCCATTTCTTCTGCAATGGCTTTAACTGTATCATTTAGACCGGCATTAAGGTCTTCAATTTCTTGTAGCACAGCCATACCTTCATTGATGATTTGGGTGAGCTTGGCTTTTTGCTCATTGCTAAACATTCGTGTTGACATCTGAATCTCCTAGTTGAAAAACATATTATATACTACTTATTTTGAAAACGCAAGAGCTCTTTTGAAAGTTCTGGTATATAATCTTCCAGTTTATGGCCTCTTGATAAATCCAATTTTGCATTAAATTCTGAAAATTGTTTTAACTTTTCAAAATCACACTTGGGATCACCAGCATAATGCTGATGTAATTGATCAATAATACTTTTGGTTCCTCGAGAATAATTCACATACGCATTGGTTTTTTTGCACCGCTCCAGAGATTCTAATGCCAATTTGGTATCGGGGTGATTGTAAGCAGATTGTATGTCATCCTTGAAAGTATCAAATTGTAACATCACTGGAACGCCATGAAATTCTCTGTCTTGAAATTCCATTAATTTGTACAGGCTGGTCACGTTATATATAGATACCACTGAAATAAATGCCACATGATGACCTTGATCAATCAAAGCATGTGTATTTTTCACAATGTTATCAAACTGTGATGGCCATCGCATATAGTCGTTCACTGCACCAACTCCGTCTAGACTCACACTAAATCCCAAGCGTGAAAACTGTTTAAACAGATCCATTAAGGGCTGACTAATTTTTGCAGCATTGGTATTAATCATAAATTCAAAATTTGTTTTTT